AAATTCGTATCTATTGAAGAGTTCGACGATATAGACGAAATGCACGACCTCGATTCTGACTTGGCGTTTACGGAATTAGCCGAAGCAGTAAAGGGCGAAATTTCCAGATGGGATTGGTACGATAACAAGCTATTTACGCTGTACCACGATTCAAACGTTTCAATGCGTAAGTTGTCTAACGACACCAAAATAAGTTTACGTTCAATTTATCATACGTTAAAAAATGGCAGAGAACGAATTAAAAGCAACTGCGAAGCCGAGTACCAAACGTGGTCGAAAGCCAAAAGGTCTCGGTGACCGCATCGAGCAGTTTACTGAAGCCACTGGCATCAAGGCAGTAGTCGATTGGTTTAGCGATGCTACTGGCGTGGACTGCGGCTGCGAAGCCCGCAAGGAGAAGCTCAACAGATTATTCCCAAGCAAGAATCCTAAATGCTTGGAACAGAACGAATACGAATGGCTTACCGAGTTCTATGCACGGTACAAGTCCTCAATGAGTTCACAAGACCAAAAGCAAATCGCAAAGATTCACGCCCGCATTTTTAACCACGCCTACCATATCCCCTGCGGTTGCAATCCTAAACTTTGGAAGCAATGGATTGAGGAATTGCGTAGCGTTTTCTCCGAGTATGACGGAACGGCAGCTGTTTGAGTTCTTAAAAGAACGATTCCTGCCTGACTTGGAAATGAGCGAGGAGCCAATGTCGCACTGGGATTGCTACTCGGCTCAATGGGCTTTTGACATTGAGTTAAAATGCAGACGCAGCCATTACGATACCTTGCTAATTGAAAAAATGAAGTACGACAACCTGCTTGCCCGCTCCGCAAGATTCGAGACAAATCCTATTTATATTAACTCTACCCCTGTTGGTATTTATGTTTTCCGATTGGCTGACTTGCAAATTAACTGGGAGACAAAACGAATGCCCGCAACAACCGACTTCGCAAAGACCCATAAGGTTGATAAGGTGGTAGGATTCTTAAACGTAAACCAAGCAAAACAAATCTATGCCTTTACCAACCCCTAAATCCAAAGAAGACCAGAAGGAGTTTATCAATCGTTGCGTCACAGACGACACAATGATAAAAGAATACCCACGGCAAGACCAGCGATTAGCGGTGTGCTACACGCAATGGAAAAATAAATAGTCCTTCGGGGCTATTTTTTTTGCCTCAATGTTGTATGTATTAAAAATTTTATATCTTTGGTGAACATTAAACACACACACAATGAAAAACAAACTGATTGACCTGTTCCAAGACGTGACCGTGTTCATCGCTTGGAGTTTGATTTTAGGCACTGTTGCCTTCACACTGGTTTACTCACCCTTTATTATTTTGGCGTTATGCAAGTAACCTACACCGACCTTATGTACGAGGCCGAGAACCAAGGTCTTGCGCCCGAAGACATCGCAGGCGACTACTTCGAGGTATTTGCCTCTTGGGCAGGATTCAAAACCGTACAAGATATGTTTAGCTGGCGTTTGGACGTTGTCGATGCTTACGGCATTGGAGACGTTGACCAGCACCCATACCAACCAGCAATGGTTGAGGGATTCAACTGGGAGCCGTTGTACGAGCGAGCAATGGAACAAGATTTTAACTACTTACACTTTTAATTATGACAACCGTAGAATATATGTACTTGCTAATTAAGCAGTACGGAACCGAAATCCCACAAGAGGAAATTGACAGGGCTATTAATTTTGAGTCGATGCGTATGGATATTGCCTTTAACAATGGCAGTGTGGCAGCACACGACCGACTGATCAATCTTCACTCTCACATTTCCCTATCAAAAATATGCTATGAAGATTAACCACCTTGACCTTTTTAGTGGAATAGGCGGGTTCCACTTGGGATTCGAGCGAGCAGGATTCAAAATCAAATCCTACTTCTCGGAGATTGACAAACACGCCATCGCAGTTTACAAACACAAATTTAAAGACGCAACTTATGTCGGTTCAGTCACAGATGTTCACGGAGGAGACCTTCCACGAATTGACCTTATCACCTTTGGAAGTCCTTGCCAAGATTTCAGCGTTGCTGGAAAGCGTGCGGGGATGGGAGGAGATAGAAGCTCCCTTATCCTTGAAGCCATTCGACTTGTGCGGGAATGCCGACCAAGAGTTTTTATCTGGGAAAATGTTAAGGGGGCATTCAGTTCAAACTCTGGCGAAGACTTTGCGGCAATCATCCAAGAGTTTGCCGACATTGGGGGTTATCGACTTGAATGGCAACTGCTTAATACATCGTGGTTTTTACCCCAAAATAGAGAGCGGATATACCTTGTCGGATATTCTACAACCCCAAAACGAGGTTGGAGAGGAGTTTTTCCTGTCGGGGAAAACCGCACAGAAGTTGTTTCAAAATCAGTGAAACAAATAGGAACCAAGTTTGATTCCAATGGAGGAACGCAACCCTACCAGCAAGACCGAGTTTACGATGCCGATGGTATTGTTCCCGCACTTAATCAAGGAAAGAGCGACCTAATTGTTGCGATGCGTGGAAGGTACAACGAAGACGGAAGCACAAGTCAACGACTTGAATTAAATACTTCGGGTAAATCAAATACACTTACCGCAGTCCAAAAAGACAATATGGTTATTCAATCTGGCACTTGGAGAACTTACAAAGACGGACAAGGTTTTAGAGCAATACGAAATGGGAATGCTCCAACAATACCAGCCAGCGCAAGAGAGAATGGTAGTGGACAACCCGTAATTAAAATGAATTACGCAAGCAAGGCACTAAACGAAACAATCGAAAACAGCAACCTAATAGAAGGAGAGCCACAGGCACTTGACTTGTACAATCGTGTAGCAAGGGCCGAATCACCAACACTAACCGAACCTCACCACAACTCATTACGAATGTTTGACGGCTATCGCATACGAAGATTGACCCCTATTGAGTGCGAACGCTTACAAGGATTCCCAGACGACCATACCGCCTTTGGTAATTACGATGGAGAAGTTAAACCAGTAAGCAACAGCCAGCGATACAAACAATGCGGAAACGCAGTAACTGTTGACGTAGTGTTAGCCGTAGCTAAAAAATGTATACCTTTATTCAAATGAAAATAATTGAACTATTAGACGGCAGCACCTGGGATAGGGCAACCGTTACCGAAAAAATGATGGACGATTCGTTTTACTACGGCTACCTTTCAAAGGCCGCACTTTCGTCCTCGGCTTGTAAACTATTGCTCCAGTCACCCAAGACGTACCACTACGTCACGAAGTATGGCCAAGACGAATCCGATGCCTTCTCGGTAGGGCGTTTGGTTCACTTGATGGCCTTGGAACCGCACCGTGTTGAGGAGTACGATATTATTGACGTACAGAGCAAGAATACGAATATATGGAAAGAGGCCAAAGCAAAAGGCGGCCAAATCATAACCAAGAAGGAATACAACGAAGCAAGACGCATCGCAGATGCCCTGCTACGCAACGAATCCGTCCTCGGCTATATTCAAGGTTGCCAATTTGAGGTTCCTGCTATTGGAACGATAGAGGGCATACCTTTCCGAGCAAAAGCCGACATATTAGGCGACAACTTCATTGCAGACCTAAAAACCACTACCGACCTACGTGCGTTTCCTTATTCAGCAAAGAAGTACGGTTACGACCTGCAAGCGTATATCTACACTCGGCTTTTTGGAGTGCCTATTGATAAGTTTATATTTATAGCAATCGACAAGGCAAGTTTGGACGTGGGCATTTACACGGTTAGCCCTGCGTTTGTAGAAGAAGGCGAGAAGAAGTTGCAAGAGGCAATTTCCATATACAAGGAGTTCTTTATGGGAGTGGACGAGCCAGAGTTAGACAACTACACTATTGTTGGGCAGTTATGACCGACATAACCAAATGCACTGGGCGGGGTTGCGGCCTTCGGGAAACTTGTTACAGATTCACAGCTCCTGCTGGTATGCTTCAATCTTACTTTATGACTTCGCCCATTAAAAACGGTGAATGCGAAATGTATTGGGACACCAACGAGAAATGAAGGCCACCATAGAATACAATCTTCCAGACGACCAGATAGAGTTCGACTTGGCAACATCCGCTTCTAAAATGCACTCCGTCCTTTGGGATTTAGACCAATGGCTACGTGGCAGAACCAAGTACGCACCAGATGGAACCTCGGAGGGTGAATTGAAGGCGTACTATGCCTGCCGTGACCAACTGCGGGAATTAATAAACGAGAACAATATAAACTTATGAGCTGCGCTAATTACACTTATGTAGAAGACGAGGAGGAGAAACGCCTCCGTATTATTATTCGTAACGGAAATTCTGGAGAACATTATGAAGAATCACACGAAGATTTACCTCAAAGCGATGGGGTTAAGCCCTGTTGAGTTTATCCATTGTGAGGTTTGCAACAGGCGAGCCGTGGACATTCACCACATCGAACCGAGGGGAATGGGTGGCAGCAAGACGTTAGACGTAATCGAGAACCTTATGGCCTTGTGCCGTGAGTGCCACCACGAAGCCGACTTTGGTGTTGAGTTATCAAAGGACTTCTTGAAGGCCGTACATTTGAAAAAAATACCTCAATGATTCATATCGTTACCCCTTGCTCACGACCAGAGAACCTCGAACACTTGCGGGAGTCGATTCCTGCTGGTTGCACTTGGACGGTGTTTATGGACTACTCGACCAAAAAGAAAGAAGTACCGAAAGGCGTTAAAGTGGTACGGTCTAACCTTGGTGGGGCCTTTGGCAACCCGCTTCGCAATATGGCACTTGACTACCTGCAAGCCTCCGCAAGCGATAACGACTATGTTTACTTCTTGGACGACGACAACGTAATTCATCCGAACTGGTTTGAAGCCGTCAAGGATAGCAAGGAGGACTTTGTAAACTGGGCGCAATGCTTCCGCAACGGAGACCCACGCCTTCACGCTACCGAATCCCCACGGGTAGGAACAATCGACACGGCCTCTTATATGGCTCGGCTTGGGTTTATCGGAAAAGCAAGATTCGAGTACAGATACGAAGCAGACGGACTGTTTGCACAGGAGCTTATGACACGAAACCCAAAGATTAAGACGTACCAAGAGTATCTTTGTTACTACAACTATTTAAGATGAAGCCAAGCGTCCTTTGTATCGGAGATGAAAACTCTGGCGTGGTTTACCACCGCATCTACAAGCCCCTAACTCTACTCAAAGAGAAGGGGCTTATTGATTTTCAAATAATCAACTACAAGCAGGAGGTACAGCCCGATAACTGGGAAGGAATTACGCACGTTATATTCTCCAGAGCGGTTCCGTTTTCTGGTGAATCCTTTGCTAACTTCTTTGCCATCTGCAAGCAGTCAGGCAAGAAGGTTATCATTGATAACGACGACTGGTGGCACTTGGCGTTAGACCACCCCTCCAAAGTCACCTACGACAAAGCAGGACTCGAACACCGTATAAGGAACTCGATGTACTTTGCGGACGAGGTATGGACAACGCAGAAGTATTTAGCCGATAAAATCAAGAAGCTAAATAAAAACGTAGTTATCATTCCGAACGGCCTTGACCCCGCAGACCCGCAATGGCAAATAACACGGGAGCCATCCGACGAAATGCGCTTTGGTTACGTTGCGGGCATAAGCCACCTCCCAGACCTTGCGCAAAACAATATAGACCTCTCAACAGTTGAATCCTACGTTGCCGATATTGGTGGCTACGTTGAGGCCAGCCGAGCAAGATACAAGCTCCAAACAATGCCCCCGAACGAATACGGAGCAATGTACCAAGCGTTTGACATTGCCCTTGCTCCACTTATTCCAAGTGAGTTTAATCGCTGCAAATCGAATCTAAAAATGGTTGAGGCTGGATTTGCTGGTTGTGCGTTAATTATTAGTGACGTAGCACCCTATGCCCAACACCTAACCGACAAGAATTGTATTAAGGTTGCCCATAAAGGCGACTGGAACAAAGCGATTAAACAACTCACCAAAGAGAAGGCGTTTGATATTGCAATGCAACTGCACGAGGATATGACAACCAGCTTCAATATACACGACTTTAACGATATTCGTTTAGAACGCCTGCTAAAATGAAACACTACCAAGATATAGACGGCTGGTTTAACCACGAAGCAGCATACGACTACATAATAGCACAAATGCCAGAAGGGGGTACATTCGTTGAGCTTGGTGCTTGGCTTGGTAAGTCCTCGGCCTACCTATGCGACAAAGCAACAGACAAGCAGATAACAATCATTGACACTTGGAAGGGTTCACCAAACGAACTCACCACAACACATAAGCTGGCAACAGAGGTAGACATCTACCAAATGTTCAAATCCAATATGGGAGAACGCAAATACAAATCCATTAAGGCAACATCTAAAACCGCCTCCAAGAAGTTTGCAGACGAATCCTTGGACGTTGTGTTTATCGACCTAACGCATACCTACGAAGCCGTAAAGGAGGATATTGCTCTATGGCTACCAAAGGTAAAGAAAGGCGGATATTTAGCAGGAGACGACTACCACGAAAATTGGCAAGGAGTAATTCAAGCGGTGGACGAGTTACTACCGAATCGTATCTTGATTGACGACTGCTGGTTATATTGCAAGCAATGAGTTATTTAGAAAAAATCTAAATAGTACAAAAATGCCAAGAGGAAATCCAAACCTAGTTAAGGGAGTGAGCGGCAACCCGTCAGGGCGACCTGCGGGCATTCCGAATAAGAACACAGGCAAGATTCGAGAAGCATTCCAAAAGCTAATCGAGGACAACTTGGAGAATATGACCATCTGGTTAAGTGACGTTGCAGCGGAAGACCCGAAGGCAGCACTTGACCTATTGAGCAAGATGGCAGAGTACACCACGCCTAAACTGGCAAGAGTCGAAAACAAACACGAGGTCTCCGAGGAGTTAACCCAAATCAAGGTAGAAATTGTCCGTTCTGGAAATCAAGACAAGTGAACTGTTCGAGCGTAACTACGAAGCACCAACACGTATTGTAGTTAACCAAGGAGGTTCTCGTTCTGGCAAGACCTATTCTCTATTGCAGATGCTAATCGTATTGGCTATGCAAGAGAAAGGAAAGGTCTTCTCTATTGTGCGTAAGTCGTTGCCGTCTCTTAAAATGACGGCTTACCGTGACTTTATGGAAATTCTGCGTAATATGAATCTTTACGACGAATCCAAGCACAACAAGAGCGACTTCACCTATTCACTAAACGGAAACCTATTTGAGTTCCTGTCGCTTGACCAACCGCAAAAGAAACGAGGAGCAAGACGTGATTACTTATTCTGCAATGAGGCGAATGAATTAAGTTGGGAGGACTTCTTCCAGTTGCTTGTACGTACAACGGGGAAGATATGGTTGGACTACAACCCGTCCGATTCGTTCCACTGGATTTACGATAAACTATTAACAAGAGACGACGTAACGTACATTCAGTCCACTTACAAAGACAACCCATTCCTTGACAAGTCTATTGTTGACGAAATAGAACGCCTACGAGACACAGACGAGGACTACTGGCGTATCTACGGACTGGGTGAACGTGGAATGAGCCGTGCAACCATCTTTCAGTTCGGGCAATCCGAAATACCAACAGGTGCAAAACTTATATCCTATGGACTTGACTTTGGTTACACCAACGACCCAACAGCACTCGTGGCCGTTTACCAGTTGGACAACCACCTATACCTTGACGAACTCATTTACCGAACTGGACTCACAAACCGAGACATCCACGCCCATTTTCAGTCGTTCAGTTTAGACCGAAGGGACGAAATCTTTGCGGATAGCGCAGAGCCGAAGTCTATTGACGAGCTGCACCGCTTTGGGTGGAACGTAAAGCCAACAGTAAAGGGAGCCGATTCGGTAAACTCTGGTATTGATATTCTCAAACGGCATAAGCTATTCGTAACACCACGGAGCAGCAACCTAATCAAAGAACTCCAGAATTACAAATGGGTTGAGGATAAAAACGGAAACCTTCTTAATAAGCCGATTAGTGCATTCGACCACGGAATCGATGCTGCACGTTACGCAGTAGCAAATAAGCTATCTAAACCTAACTATGGTCGTTACAACGTCCGATGAGTTATTTACCTATGGAACTGAAATTAGTAGTACCTACGTCCTTGGACGAAATTACGTTGGAGCAATACCAACGCTTTGCCCGCATTGAAGGAGACGAGGAATTTCGCCAAAAGAAGATGCTTGAAATCTTTTGCCAAGTTCCTTTCTCCGACTTGCCAAAGGTTCGCTTGGTGGACGCTAACAACGTCCTAACCGTATTAAGCAAGACCCTAAACCAAAAGCCAGACCTTACTAAGTTCTTCGAGCTGAAAGGAACTAAATACGGATTCATTCCTGCGCTTAATGATATTTCACTTGGTGAGTTTGTAGACCTTGATAACTATATGAAGGACTGGGCCACGATGCACCGAGCAATGGCGGTATTGTACCGACCCGTGACCAAGGAGAAAGGCGAACGCTACGACATCGAGGACTACACCCCAGACGAGGGCAGGGAGGAACTGTTTAAGCAAATGCCCGTATCGGTTGCCTTGGGTGCGATGGTTTTTTTTTATCGTTTAGGGAACGTATTAGCGCAACATACACTAAACTCTTTGGCGAAGGAAGCGAAGACATCTACACAAGAGAAGCACAGTTTGGACAACGATGGGGATGGTATTCCAGCATCTATGCTTTGGCTAACGGAGACCTCACAAAATTTGAAGAAGTCACTCGACTACCTATTCATCAATGCCTAACCTACCTAACCTTTGAGAAGGAGAAGAACGAAATCGAAATGCAAAAATTAAAGTTATGAGAAGTTTCTATCAAGCCACCGAGAAAATAAACGACTACCTAACCAGTCACCCGCTGGTAAAGGTGGTTACGTTTGGCGATATATTCGACGTGGACTTAAACAAGCAGACCATCTTCCCCTTGGCGCATATTATGGTGAACCAAGCTACCTTCTCCGACCACGTAATTCGTTTTAACGTATCGGTTCTTGCTATGGATATTGTGGACGAAACCAAGCAAGATTTGAGAAACCAAAACGAGCCATTCTTCGGGGTAGACAACCAACAGGATATTTTGAACACGACCCTTGCAATTCTAAACGGCCTGCAATCGCAGTTACGCCGTGGCACCTTGTACTCGGACAAATACGAAATAGAAGGAGACATAAGTTGCGAGCCATTCACGGAAAGGTTTGAGAACTTGCTAACGGGTTGGAACCTGACCTTCGACTTGATTGTACCAAACACTGAAATTAGTATTTGCTAATGGCAAGGCAGGAGTTGGTCGAGGCGGTTCTTAATAAATTCGCAAAGCGTGTAATTCAACAGGCGAAGCAGAATCTTACAAAGAAGAAAAAGAACGCATCCAAGGAACTTTACAACTCATTGGACTACGACCTATCCGTAGGCCCTAATTCGTTCTCCCTGACCTTTGAAATGGAGGACTACGGGGAATTTCAAGACAAGGGCGTAAGCGGTGTTAAACGTAAGTACAACACGCCGTACAAATACACCAACAAGATGCCACCACCCAAGGCATTTGCCCAATGGGTAGTCCGCAAGGGGCTTCAAGGCATCCGAGACAAGCAGGGGCGTTTTATCCCACGGAAGTCGCTGCAATACTTGATAGCAAGAAGCGTGTACAACAACGGCATAAAGCCGAGTTACTTTTTTAGCAACCCGTTCAAGGTGAACTTTAATAAACTACCAAAGGAATTAATCGAAGCGTTTGGCCTTGGCCCAGATGACTTCCAAGCATTTACACGTAAATAATGGGACTTCCAATAGCCACCTTCCCCGCCTCGTTACAATTAACAAGGTCTCCGATATTCATAACGCTAACCAAGGGGAGTGCCGTTAACGACGGACTCGTTGACGCTACGCTTGTTCTGCGTGTATTTACTGGCAGCAGCGCAACAAGTCCAACGGCAGACTACACGCTATTCAAGACAAGCATTGACGATGCGCCTATTGTGTTTGAAATTAGCGACCTTATTCGGGAGGAAATCGCTTCCGTATTAAAGAACGGAGCGATTAGCGACTGGGAGACGGCAACAACCGAGGTGGTATGGTGCAAGTTTACTCTTTCGTCTAACTACGTGAATGCAGGAACTCCCGCATCTGGAGTAATCCAAAGCAACCAGTCCTTCTTATGCTCGGACGGATGGCTACCATTTACGCAGCAGTCGGGAGGTATTGTTGCGGGTGCTGGCCTGTTGACCAACCGCACAATGCAAGTTTTCAGCGGATATGAGCAGTCGCTTCCCGCTTTGTACGATACCAACACCGACCTTAACGGAGTTCTGTACAACGTAAACGGAACGGACTATTTTTACGTGCTATCTGACGAGCTGGGCTTTGCAAACACAAGCACAGAATCCACGCAAAAGGTAATCTACATTCCAGCAGGCCCCGCAAGTATAGATTCGTTCTTGGGGGTTGTACCAACCGAGGACTACACTATTTCGCTTATTAGCGATAGCGCATCTGTAAACTACAAAGCACGTGTTGAGGCCGATGGAGGAACGTGCGAAGGATTCGCCTGCCTACGTGCAGCACTTGCCGAATTGGGCTACGAGGAAAACGCTACCGACTACAATTATGAGTTGGTATGCGAGCCGAAGTACACGCCAGTACGCCTTACGTTTATTAACCGCTTTGGCGTTAGCGACTTTGTTACTTTCTTTAAGGTCTCAACAAGAAGCGGAGCCGTAACACGGGAAAGCTATATGCCGCAGTTGAACCAGCCCTTCAACGTATCGCAACAAGTACAATATCGTAACTTTGACGTAAACAGCCGTGAAACGATTGTACTAAATACGGGCTGGGTGGACGAGAACTACGACGACGTTATTCGTGAAATCCTTATGAGCGAGAAATGCTCTATAAATTACGAAGGAGTAGAGTTCACCGTTAACCCGCAAGATACTGGAATCCAATATCTTAAAGAGGTTAACGACCGAAACATTAATTACACCTTGACGTTTGATATTGCTTGGGACATCCGAAATAACGCACGATGAGAAACAAGGTTACTATTTTTGTAGGTGAGCAAGAGCTTGACGTATTCCAAGACGAGGACATTACGATTAACCTATCGGTTCAGAACATACAAGACATAAGCAAGGTCTTCACTGACTTTACGCAGGGGTTTAGCGTTCCCGCTTCGCCACGCAATAACGCCATCTTTGAACACTACTACCGCACGGATATTGTTGGCGGTGCTGACTACCGATTAAGAGCCGATGGACGCATTGAAATCAATGGGCTTGTGTTTCGGTATGGCTCTATTGAATTGGAGGGCGTACAGATGCGCAAGAATGCTCCTTACGCTTATGATATTACGTTTTACGGATTGCTGGTTAACCTAACCGATATTTTCGGGGAGGACTACTTGTACGACCTTGAAGGTTTGTCGGCTTACAACCACGACTACGACCAGCGACAGGTTTACAATGGACTTGTAGGCACGCTGCTTGACCCAGTGCGTTATCCGCTTATTTCAGCGAAGGACGTTTGGTTTTACAACTCAAACAACGGGAACCACGACCCGAATAACATTCACTTTCACAACGAAAACGAAACGCACGGCATTCAGTATTATGACCTAAAGCCAGCGATAACCATTGAGGCAATTATTGAGGCCATTGAAACAAAATACGGCATTACAATAAACCTTACCGGCGTTGAGAACTTTGAAAACCTGTATATGTGGTGTCACCGCCACGCTGGGTATATGTACAAGGATATTCCAACCGCAATGCGGTGGACGCAGGTTATAGCGCCTGAGCCGTACTCCGTAATTGCTACCGATTGGTGGAATTATTCCACAAGCGTATTTACACCGCAGGGAATTACTGGCTCTGGGAATGTTTACGATATGCTTATTTCGATAGACGTTGGTTCTTATGCAAATGACTACACTATTGGTGTTTTTATTGACGGAGTCCTTTATGCCCAGCAAACAAAAAACGGAACCGCTGGTTTTGCTTTTTTGCAAATTCCAGTAACCAACAACTCGAATGTTTATTTCGCATTTAAGCAGTCAACAAACGAAACGAGTAACTGTACTGTTACGGACTTGTCCATACAGTTGTCATTTTCGCCCAACACGCAGTACGCTTCAGCGTATAACTCTGGAGCGCAAGCGGCTATTGGCACTGTTGACATTCCCTCTTTAATGCCAGAGCAAAAGGTTACTGACTTTTTGGCTTCGCTTTGCAAAATGTTCAATCTGGTTATCATTCCAATAAGCGACACGGAGTTTGACCTTTTGCCTCTTGACGAATGGTATGGTGACGGCACGGACGTTGACCTATCGCAATACTTTGACATAACAGAAAGCCAAGTAGAACGCCCGCAGTTGTACAAGCAAATCAATTTCAAGTATAACGAAACAGGGGCAATTACGGGCGAAGAATACCGCCTTACTAACGACGTGGGTTATGGCGACCTGCGTTCTAATTTCGTTTTTGACACGGACGAGGAATTGGCCGTAGAGCCGCAGTTCGACCAGATGCTATTTACTCGGTTAACCGACCAAGACACTGGCATACTAACAAACGTAATGCCAGGATATGCCATTACACGAGAACTGGAAACCTATTTAGGGCAGCCGTTTTTGTTTTATATGACACCTGGATTTGACCTTGCTACACCTCCTGGCTCTGCGGTAATTGGATTTGTAGATAGGTCGGAAACAATCGTTCCAGGCGATAGCTGCGTTGCTATTGATGTGTTAAATTTTGCAAGCAGTTCAAGCGACTATTCCAACGGGGCAAACGTAACTACCACGAACTTTGGAGCAGACCTTGACCCATACTTTCTCCAGTCGGTTAACAAGTCACTTTACAACACCTACTGGAGCGACTATATTACGGACTTGTACAACCCCAGCCGTAGATTAGTGCGGGTTCCTGCTATTTTGCCATTGGGCAAGATTCTAAACTTCGACCTAAAAAATAAGTTAATCTGGAATGGGCAGAGGTGGTTGGTTAACAACGTAACGATAAACCTTACCACGGGCAAGGCCGAGTTTGAGTTATTAAACAATGTATGAAACAGGGGTATTTAAGTTATTTGATAGAGCTTCTTAATGCAAGTACGCTTTACGGCGTAGGAAAGGAAATCGACATCGCAAAGGGAATGTACAAGTTAGACGGAAGCGTAAAAAGAAAGTATAGAAAATGGCGGTCACCGAAACAGTAAAGATAGAAGGCGACGCAAGTGGCCTTGAAGACACGCTTAATAAGCTCAACAACAGCACGGAAAAACTTGCGGATAACATAAGCGAGGTTTCCTCTATTGCTAAAAAGGGCTTTGATAACGTAGGCAAGGGAGCCAAGTCCGCAGCAAAGGCCGTAGAGGCCACCAAGGGCGGTATATCTAAACTGGTCGGGGCTATCAAGAGCTTGACCATTATTGGGGTTGTAGGCGATACAATTACCGAGGTATTTACAGGAAACCAAAAGGTAGTCGACTTTTTTAACGTCACCATAAATACAATCAAGATTCTATTTAGCGACCTTGCGGAGGTGGTGTTCCCAGCCGTTGCGGAAGCGTTAGATAAAATCTTCAAAGACCCAGTACAGGCGATTAAGGACTTTGGTTCGTTGGTTGTTGAATACGGACTGAACCTATTTAAGCAAATGGGCAACTCCGTTAGTGCGCTTGGTAGTGCGATTCTTGCTTTCTTCAAAGGTGACTTTGCGGAAGCATCTAAACTCGCCAAGGAGGCATTTAGCGAGGTTGTAGACGGCATCGTTGGAGTTGAGGAAGGTGGTATTGAAAAAATACAGAAAGCCGCAGAGCGTTTAACTAAACGAGTTAAGGAGGCCGTTAAGGACGGGGAGAAACTAAACGAATTAGAGAAGGCGGCAGCAAAGGCAGACGTAGAACGCCAAAAGATTCAGTTAAAAGCCCAGACGTTAGCCGAGAAGCAACGCCAAGCACGTGACGACGAGTTTGCGTCTATTCAAGAACGCATTGATGCGAACGAAAAACTCGGCAAGATTTTAGAGCAACAATATCTGGACGAAGCAGCACAGATTGATAAAAAGGTTGCCTTCGCACAGGCGCAATACGACATAAATAAAACAACCCAGAATTATGTTGCGCTTGAACAGGCACGTTTGGAATTGGTAGACCTCGAAGAACGTTTGGAAGGCCAGCGGTCGGAGCAGAAAATGAATTACATATCCTTGCTCCGTGAACAAAACGATATTGAGAAATCAAACACCGAAGCGTACCTAACGCAATTAGAGAACCAGCTAAATGCCGATGCTGAATTAATTGATTCGGAGCGTATGCGTCTAAACTCGCAACTGCAAAACATCGACATTCTAAAAACGGCACGCCTTGCCGCTATTGAGGACGAATTGAACGCCACAAAAGAAGGCACGGCTCGGTATGCGGAATTGATTAACCAGCGTAATGAAATAGAGCAAAATGCGTCTATTGAAACCGCCAAGATTAAAAAAGACCTAAACCAAAAGGACATTGAAGACCGCAAGATGGTTAACGATGCCTATATGAATTTAGCGCAGCAGTCGCTATCGGCACTAACCTCACTTTCTGAATTGTTTGCAGGAGATAACGAAGCCCGCCAGCGCAAGGCATTCCAGTTGAACAAGGCCCTGCAAATTGCCGATGCCACGATGGCTACTTACACGGCGGTTGTTGGGGCGTTGAGCGCAAAGGGAGCCGATGGCTTGTTGCCATTCCCAGTACGAGTTGCGAACGCTGTTGCCGCTGGTGTAATTGGCGCAGCTAACGTGGCCAAGATTGCAGCCACCAAATTTGACGGAGCCGAAGGCCCAAGTCCAGACACCTCGTACTCGCCCCAGTCAGCGGGAGCGTCCTCTACGCCTCAATTTAACGTTGTTGGGCGTGGTGGTATTAACCAGTTAGCCGAGTCCGTAAATTCCGCCAATAGCCGTCCAATACGTGCCTATGTGGTAGCGGGTGAGGTTACTTCACAACAGAACTTAAATAGACGCAGAGCAAGAACAGCAACATTCGGATAATGAAAGTAATTGAATTAGTTTTAGAGGACACGGAAGGGCTTAATGGTATTAATGCCATAAGCATCGTTGAGCATCCCGCTATTGAGGAAAACTTTATTACGTTGTCGAAAGAACACGAAGTACAGTTCGCCAAGCAGGACGAGGAGAAGCGAATCCTTATGGGCGCAGCTTTGATTCCTAACAAGACCATTTACCGCAACCAAGGCGGGGAGGAATTTTACGTTTACTTCTCAAAGGAGACGGTGCGTAAGGCATCCGAACTATTCCTTATGCGTGGCTACCAAGGCAACACAACGCTTGAACACGCAGCGGAGCTTAATGGCTTGTCGGTTGTTGAATCGTGGATTATTGAAGACCCCAAAAAGGACAAGACGGCTATCTACGGAATGGAGTTGCCCGAAGGTACTTGGATGGTATCGATGAAAGTCAACAACGAGGACGTTTGGGAAAACTACGTTAAGACTGGCCGTGTAAAGGGCTTCTCAATAGAGGGCTATTTCGTTGACAAGTTGCAAATGGAATCGCACTTGGAACGCATCGAGGAAGAAGAAGCCGAGTTCCTGCTTTCTAACATTATTGCCAAAATCAAAAAGGATGGCCGCCTAAAAAGCAAGAAGCGAATCGAAATGGAATCGTACAGCGACTACCCAGGGGCAGTTCGCAACAATGCAAAGCGTGGCATTGAGCTAAACGAAAAAGGCGGTAACAAGTGCGCTACACAAGTCGGAAAGATACGAGCGCAACAACTCGCAGACGGTAAGCCCATAAGCGTAGAGACGATTAGCCGTATGTACTCGTACCTATCAAGAGCTGAAACATACTACGACGAAGGCGATACCGAAGCGTGTGGTACTATTAGCTACTTGCTATGGGGCGGGCTTGCCGCAAAGCGTTGGTCTGAATCTAAATTAAAAGAACTCGGTAAATTATGAGCTTAATTAAAAACACAGCCATAAAGGTTCAAACGGACGCTATTAGCGATACAGAGCGGCTTACCTATGCTATCGAGGAAGGTTCAATCGTAAAGACCGAAACGGGTTACTGGGTTGTTCGTGACGGGGCTTGGGTTAACCTAAATTCAAGCAATGCTCAAGGGCTTGGCTGGGTTCGCTGGGATGATGACCAATATACTTCAAGCAACAAATTTGTAATCGAAGAAGGAGAAACGCTTTCGCTTCCAAATAACGGAGCTACCATTACTTCGTATTTGAATACGCCTACCGATTTGTACAACCCAGCCACGGGGCGCATTTACGGAATAGCAGAAAACGATACCTATATCGCAACAATCGTATTTACCACGAGCGCAACGGCTGCCGCTTCGGCTTATGGTGAGTTGAAATTGTTAGGGGGTAACGGAACGCCTTACGAGCGATTATCGGAGACCTTTACATTCCCACGAGGCAACAACCAACCCCACCCGTTTCACCGTGTGTTTCAATACTACGTGGATGCGGACTTTGTGACCAATGGCAACTACTTTGCTATTACGGCAGGCAATGGG